TGCTCCTGTGAACTCAAGCATCTTATCTATTGCAAGTCCTAATAACATTGCAAGTCCAGCCATCCCTATTCTTTTAAGTGATTTTGAAAACTTCAATGTAGCACCAGCCGCAAGATCTGCTGATATCTTATAGATAGTAAATGTGGTCGCTACTATGGATATTGATGTTGCGGCTTCCAATATCTCCTTCTTATCAAAACCTCTCAAGAATTTTTCTGCCCACTTTACTGAGTCTGTTAAAACTGGAATAAGCATATCACCAATGGTTGCCTGAAACCTTACAACCGCATCCTGCATATTACTAACTGCACCTTCATATGTATTTGAAAGTCTTTTTGCACTACCAGATATGCGACCATCTGGATCTGTCAATGCACCGATCAGTGCCTTTCTAAATTCTGGAAGTGTTAGGTCTGTAAGGTCTTCAATGCCTTCAGAATCCTTAATTAATTGCAGTATTCCTCTCTCCCTGAGTATGTCCGCTGCACCAGCCCCACCAGCAAAAGCACGACCTAACGAACTTGCTGCTTCGGTTGCTGTGGTTCCCATGAACGCAGCCAGATCGGTGACAGCAGAAAGAGTTGCTTTTGAATTAACACCAAACGCTTCTAATTGAGCACCAGCCTTTACTACATCCTGTAATTGAAAAGGAGTCGTACCAGCAACAGCATTAAATCTATCAAAAGCCTTATTGGCTTCATCAACACCACCAGTAAGTCCAACTAATCTTGCCCTTACTGACTCAAATCCCGCAGCCGCACTTACAAATTTATTCACAACGATTGCCGCACCACCTATTGCAAATGAGAATAACAATATATTATTCCTTAATGCACCGACCTGTCTTCTAAGACCAGATGTGGATTCACGCATCCTTTCCATACCATCTTTGGTCTTGTTTAATTGTTGATGTGCCTTTGGAAAACCTTTAAGGTTTATATTGATGTCGAAACTATTTCTTGCCATCCTGTTCCTTCCTTAATATTGCTTGATATTCATCATCTATAGCCGAAAAGATGACTACTCTCTCATAATCTGCATCATCTATGTTACTAGCCAAGGGTATGTTGAACTTTTTCATGGACATATATTCTTCTATGAACATATATGTTTCCTGGTCATTGAAATAGGCTGAATCAGCACATAAGACCAAATTGTAATATAGGTCAGTGCCAGGCGAGTATTTACTACCTTCATTCTCGGCAAGGATCCTATCGATCTCTTCCCATAGTTCATCTTCATCGTAAGTAATGGTCTTGCGAAGAGTCGGACTTTTCGCTTCATATGGAAAAGTTAGTCCCCTGGATTCTACACTATGATAGCTCATCCAGATGGCAATCCTCGCCCTAATTACTTTTTTTTAGATGGTGCTTTATATTGATTATAGATAGCGAGAAGAACTTCATCAACCTGATTGTCATCCAGATGATCCAATGATTCCTCTGGTTTATCAAAGGCATGATTCATGACCCAATCCAATACATCAAAAAATGATGAAAGGTCAATGTCTCCATCCTTTACAGATCTAACTTCTATACTGTGAAGTTTTCTTCTATCTTGGAAAGTTAGAGGTTTGACCTCAAACTCACCATGATCGGTCTTTACTGTCATATTTTCTTTTTATTTTTATTAGGCAGCGGTATTTATTGTGACTACTGGATTAGTTGTAGCGGCAGAATCATAAGTACATCTAAATGGTATCACCTGTTTCCATCCATCGTCATCAAAATTTATTGAAGATTCATCAACAAATACTTTTGGTGCAGTTACTTGAAATACACCAGTATCGAGGTCTAGAACCATTCCTGCTACATTATCAATCGCAGCAGCGGATTCATCATCCCTTTTACAGGTCAATGACCCTGTCACCTCATACCCACCAACTGCATATCCTAGAGGTCTAAATGAATTTCCTTGGTCAAAACCAATTCTATTGACAGTCCTTGCAATATCAAGGTTAAAACTATACAATACCAAATCTTCACCATCTAGGGTCTGTGCCGTTGTCATATCATGCATATTGAACATGGTAGTTTGAGCAGTTAGCAAGGTATGAGTTCCTCCAGTAAAGGCCAAAGCACCTTGAGTTGGTTCAAATCCTGTGACAAAAGTAGCCGTCCCCATTACAACACCACCATTAGATCCTACATCTCCTGCCAAAGTAAAACTAGTACACATACAACTTGTAAAATACATATCTGTGCCTAATCCTGCGTGACCAGCATTCTCAAACCATAGTGTCACTGGAGTAATATTGGCAACACCATATTTCACATGGCTTTGTACGGCACTTGGCATATTCCCCAATAATGCATTACTTCCATCGCCATCTCCGAATAATGCTAAACATACTCGATTGATTGCTTGAGCGGTTCCGTGAAATGTAACACTGATCTCATACATCCTATCGTGCTTTTGCCATTTGACCATATCATCGCTTTGGGTCATACCACCTAATCCTGCTCGGAAAGGAGCCACGCCTAATGAATGTTTATCTTTTTCTGAAAAACTAAACTCTGTAACTGGCATTTCTATAGTAGTACCAGCCGCAAGCGTAGCGGTCCCTACTGTAACCTCAGTACCAATAACACATTTTGAATTGACATTAGCTTGGAATGCTGCACTCTTAGCCATTATTTAACCCCTTTTAATTTACTCTCTACAAGACAATCTTTGATTTTTTTATTTAAAGGAAGATGGGACTTATGAATCTCAACTTCCTCTCCCGCCATCAACCTTAGATGTGTTGATGTACTTCCTAGTGAAATAAAATTTTCAGTATCCTTTAACTTTGAATACTCTTTATTAGCCTTTACTTTCATATTAACTCCATTGTTTGGCATGTAAATGTTGTAGTACTTCTATTGATATCATCTTCACGTTCATATGCAATGTTTTGAACTATTCCATTCCTGTACATATTTGTTCCAGATACATAGTAGGTATTATTATTAAACATTAATCTTTTTAATCTTTCTGTTATTTCAGTTATCTGTTTAATGGAATTCTTAGTGTAATTACCTGACCCATCAAGTTCATAAGAAATATTGATCGTAACATTTCTTGTTTGTCCACTAGCCAATGTATCAATTTCTTCATCTCCTTCAGGAGTTATTAAAAAACTTTGGTTATCCTTATGTTCATCAAAGTAGATCGGAATACTAAATTCATCCGCGATCAAACTATGTATATTATCAATAACCCTATCATAGATGACATTCTCATATGTGATCGCCATCTATCTACACCTTAAAAGTTGACATCATCGGTATATCTGACCTGATCTTATCTGACCAACAGGAATCTCTGAACTTTGAAATGTTACCGCCCATTCATCATTCACCGTATAAACCCCAGCCTGAAATCTAAGATATGCACCATAAGCAAGAGATTGATAGTCTCCAGTTATGGTTTCACCATCAACAACCTTATGTGTCTTCAACCCTGTACTATCCTTGACATAGACATCGTACTTAACTCCACTTGCACTACCAACAGCAAAGGTTCCAGCAGTGCTAATAACAACTTTCACCTCATCATAATCCGTGTGTGGTGGTTGATCTACTCTAATGTCCTCAATATAACCAGTGCTACTTGCATTAACAGAAACCTCACTGATCACTCCAGATTCTGAACGGAAGGATGTCTCATTCCAAAGTACATATTCATTTCTTTTTAATTTATCAAGTAAACCATTTCCATCAGGACTTAATGCTATTTCTTCTATCACTTCAGCTCTTTCGGGATCTTGGGACCTAATAAGATCTGCACAAGCAAGTACGGCATTGATCCTTACAACAATAAAATCATAATCCCTGGCTGATGCACCCTGGTAGGTAGAATTCCCTCTTTTATAGATGGGTCTATTCAAATACGATCTCATCCTATCTGCCTGTTCCTTGCATACGGTTGTTTTTAAACCATCCCAGTCCTGACCTGCTTCAAACACCCTAGAATTCATATCTGTAACACTAGACCCACCAATGTAACAATCTAATCGATCGGCACTTGCTTGATACTCATATTCATTCATAGCGTTAGGTGTGTCACTTACTTTGGTTTGCTCTGCACCATCCATGTATAATTGATCTACAGAGCCAACATTGTGTAAGTAATAAAGGTTTGACGTGCCTGATGCTACCCAGTTGGTAGGTAAGACTCGTTTTCTGTCGTACTTATCTATATCCCCAATAACGGCTTGAAGGTCCGTGGTATTATTGCAAAATGCTGTAAATCTACTCATGCTATTGCCATCTCGTCTTTACTATTAGGCAAAATGGTGACATCAGGAACTTTTGTGTTGTGTATCAGAGCAAGGATCAAACTCATAATGATCATATCACTATCCAGGGCATATATTTTTTCAAGTTCCTTTAATTGTCTCATTACATCAATTAAGTGTGCGATCTTTTCAGAGTCATCCATATTTACTGACGATCTCAGCAAAATGCTCTGGTGTACCAGCACCTTTAGCAGAATTGTAAAATTTCTTCCAGTAAAATGCCTGATCTTCTAATGTGCGTGGTAATGGTTTCGGCACTCGCCTATAATGTAAACGGCAGAATATGATTTGTGCTGTTATATTGGTCGTAAGTATATCTCTCCAATGATCCTCATTTGGTTTGATGAAATATTTCCAATCTAGCATACAGACCTCTGCTACTTTCTTCATCAGCGATTCACGATATTTTAAGTAATTATTGCAAATATCCACAGCAACCCAAGGCTCACATTGAAAAAACCCTCGTGCTGGTCCTTTGACCTGTTTTAGATAAACATACTTAGACTCTACTAAACCAGTATTGTAAACCAACTCCAATGCTTTTGGATCAGCGTACTTCTCTCCTAACTTGTGAATGGCATCACCTATTACACCTTTCATTTGTCCTTGATCAACCATGCTTCTTCCTGTATTGATTAGCGGTCCTACCCTTGGATTTTAGAGAAGCGTTCAGTTTTCGCTTCATTCGCTTACGGTCTTTTGCTTTTTTATTGGGCAT